TCCTGTCTGGACACCTACGACAGATTGTAGTGCGTGTACTCAATCAGCACCGTGCTCAAACAGCTATGTGACGCCGGATGGTCTGACGACCTGCACGGGCACAACATACTGCATCAGCACGGGACTGATTATTGAGACTCCAAATTGGTACACCACATGGTCAAGCTGCGGGCCGACGCCAGCCCCGGCAGGACCATGAAAGGTTAAAACCTCCTCCACTTATTCACGATTATCACACGGCGGTCAGCACTTGTTAATGTGTTGCCGCCATTTATGCCTATCGTGATACTTTTCATCATTACTCACCTCCCATTATCATCATGTAAATACTGTGAAGGGTACAAACGGCGATGATGATATAGGCGGCAATTATAAATCCACCGAATATCGCATTAACAATCGGGAGGCCGGGCAAAAATCTATCAATGGTAAGCATGCCAACCCACGCGACCACCGTTACAACAATAAACCAGATCAGGTACAACATTTCAGGTCCTCCTATCTGTCAGATGCGCCAACTGCCACCTGATTTCCTTTCTGCCAAGATGCACGGTCAGCGTAATACCGCGAAAATTGAGCGGTGATGAGTTACGGCCAAAATTCAGGAAGCTCATCGTCAGGCCGAAAGTGTTCGATAGCTTGTGTTGATAACGGAAAACTCTAAGCCTCACTTCTCGTCCTCCATCTTCTTTGGCATAAAGCCGTGCTCAGTAATATCCCAAATATCTTCGTAATCCCCTGTATTACCTTTGAAAGGTAGGGGTGAGTAGTTTGGAAAAACTAGCATATAGGCTTCTTCTGCTGATTCTTTATCTGGGAATTGAATTGCCTTATTAGCATCCCTGGTCCAGCGCTCAGATCCTGCACACCACCACACCGCCCCTATTGTATTCCCTCTGCGCTCAATCAACCAAGCAAAACGGGTTGGCTCACCCCCCACCGGCTTCTCGGCGGCAAGTTGGGCCTTTAGTTCGTCCCGCTCGGCCTCGGCTTTCTCAGCACGCATCTCCAAATTGACATCCCGTCTCGGTTGCAGTCGTGAAGTTGGAAAGCGCAGGAGGCATAGTTGGATGAGGTAGTCACGTTCGGCGGCCATTTGGAGATAACTTTCTTGCACACAAGTCAGGTCTTCCCTGGCTTTGGCAAGGAGTGCCTGCATCACCTGCATAGTCTTCTCACTATATTCCTCATAGAATTGTTCGGGTTGTTGCGCTGCATCAGCGGCAGTTGTCCAATCTTCGGCCATCTTTTTGTACTGGTCCCTTTCCTTCCTGCACTCGGCAAGCTGCTGTTCCAACGACGCGAGACTTTGTTTCCTCATGCGCAGCCATTCCCTAATCTGGTCGGTGAGGGAGTTGACGCGCGATTCGGCAGCTTCGGCACGTTCACTTTGCTTATTGAATTCGGCCTCCAACTCCGCGATCTTCGCCAGCAGGGGAGATTGGGCGAGGGAGATGATCTCTTTGACCACATGGGGGGTATTCTTGTACCAGTTCCTGACTCCCAATATGGTTTCTGTAATCTGCGCTTCCAACCCCTCATCGCTCTGGGGCGTGGGGGGCTCCTCAACTTTGAGGTGATAGTTGATTGCGGGTTCTCCAGGCGTTATTCCGGGGATTCTTGCACCGCCGATTAACGGCTCACTCTTTGCTGTAAGCTGGTCGGGCGGAGGCGGCAATAGGAACAGTAATCGAGTCTTGATTTTCATAAGTATTAAATCGGCCAGTATCCAACCCTTACTGCTATCCGAAAATTCAGGCGGCATAGCGTACAAATGTTTGTGGCATACTCTGGCCACATCCTCACGTATTGATTCATAAAGACCTTCATCCATCACATCCTCCTATGCAATCTATCGTTGGTTTTTCCTTCCCTTAATTCTTTCCTGTCCAAACATACCATACACCTTGTTCTCCTGTCGGGGACCGAAACTTTCTGGTTATACAACCTGCTCTAATTGCAGTATCAGCTACATTGTCAAACTTTCTGGAGTCAATATCCCTCCAGGTTGATTCTACAAGATCCTTTTCGCTGACTGCTCGTAGTCTCTTTACTATATTCATTACCAAGTCAACGTCAGCAGTAATATTACTACGACCTATGGCCGTAAAAGTTTTACTCATAGAATCTTCTATTTCTTCAAGAATAGTTATAGCTTTCTCAAAGAATCTCCACTCAATAAGCATTTCAGGGCCTTCTGATGCCTGGAGAATCATTGCTAATTTTATAACAAGCATTGGCTTTCGAGAATACCAGCCATTAAAGGCCGGGTCTTTGCAGATACGATGTGTGCTACGCTCGTCAAATTCGTTGTACCAGGAAACCCATTTATCTCTTGCTATTGTGCTGAACTGATAGGTGCCTACGTATCGGCTTATTATGTTTAGATCTCGAATTAAGTCAGCCTTTATTTCCGCCGGGGGATCTTCTGGAATAGGGATTTTCTTTCCCCGGCTACTTGCCCAGACGAATATCATTCGAGACGTAAGTCCTCCACCAATAGCAGTAGGAGGAAGACTGCTGGCCAGGGATTCCGGCGTAGTGGCAGCAAGTAGATTTAAATAAACAGCGGGTACAGTGTTGCTTCCTGAGCTCTTCGTTCGGTACTTCCACGGTATTTCCTCACAGTCATAAAGGTCAGTTAGAAGGACGAGCATTTTGGTATTTTCTTTTTTCTGCCCGAGAAATGACTCAAACTCACGGCTAACTATGGTAATGCTTGAGTGGGTGAAGTTGCTTCCATCTGGCATGGGGTCCACTACTTGACACCCCTCAAGATCAGTTATTAATGCTTCACGAGTTGTGCTGTCAGCAGAGACTTGGATTCCAGAAACCTCATTTAGTAATCGAGTTCCGTAGGATATCGCCTGAGTCTTCCTAACTATTCCCGGTTCACCTACTAGGACTATGTAAAGATTTGGGTAGACTGGAAATCGGCCAAACTTGAACCAGGTTTTCTTCCTTAGTACTGCAGATAACATACTCATTGCTATCCACTTGTGGAAGACAGTTGCAGACTCAGTGTTTTCAGTGTATTCGAGATAGGTATCAATCCAGTTCTTTAATCGGCGCGGCACTCGTTTTTCCTATCCAGGGGAGGTGGTCAACGGTTGACCTACTGCTACGATTTATCGAAGACAAAAATACAAGGTTCAAGATCTTGTTTGTCACAAGAAAGGCAGTACCAATACTGTATGGTCTCAGATGGGTGTTCCCACCAAGACCAACGAAGGAGTTTAGTTTGGCAACACGGGCAGATTGGATTTGACATAATCTGTATATTCAACTTCCTCCATTTCTCCCCACGATGGACCAATACTAAAATCTATGTCTATTTTAAAGTCCATCCCATTAACCTGCAACGGATGCAGCATACATTCTCTCATAACTTGCATTGCCCAGGAAATTAGATGATCAGGAACAATAACGTAAACAGCATCATGGAGTTGCAGAGCAATGTCAATGCGATCTCCGTAGTTATTGTATATCTTGACAAGTGACATGTTAAGCAGATCACCGACAGTAGATTGAGGGATATAAGAATATGCAGAACGAAACAGTTCATCACTCCACCTTTCAGTGAATTGGTGCTTCCTGCCCAAAAGGTTATAAAGTATTTTAGTAGACCGAAGCTCGTTCTGTACTTTTTGGTGCCAGATTCGGAGCATTGGATTACGCTGATGGTAAAGGTTCATCAGGTACTTTGCTTCCTTCATTCCGATGCCGAGTTTGGCAGCAAGGACTCCTGGGCCGGCGGAGTAGTTGTTAGCGTGACGAAGGGTTTTGCCTACTTGTCTTTGGTCGGGAGTGACTTTATCAATAGGGATACCGAAGAGTTGAGATGCTGTAATTCTGTGAACATCGAGGTTATTTTCCTTTCGATACTGCCGAGACTTTCCGAAAGAATCTTCAAACATTCTGATGAGTTGCAAGTCGTTGATAATGTAGGCAACCACAACTGCCTCTGCTTGGATATAGTCGGCACTGATAAAAGAGTATCCTGTTGGAGATCTGTATATTTTCCTAGCAGCTCTTGGTACATTCTGAAGGTTTCCACTTCCGAACGGAAGAATAATGCTTTTAGAGCTTGACCAGCGTCCAAAGGATCTGTAATCGTTTTCATCATCTACTACCAATCCTTTTGCCTCGCGCTGCATCGTAGCGCCGGTTATGTTGTAAGATGTGTGGACCTTTCCTTCGGGAGAGGTAGTTACATCAACAAATTGCTGGAGCTTGTCGAGCTTTTTCCATTCAAGGATCATAGTTAAGGCAGGATTGTCGTTGATTTTGCTCAGTTTTTGTAGAGCTTCTGAGTCAGCAGTCACTTTTCTGGGATCGTTGATTGATGCTCTTCGCCTATATTGCTCCGGAAGTCCAAGATCAGTGTAAAGTACTTGCTGGAGTTGTTTTGGGGAATTAAGGTTGACATTTTTGTTAAGAATTCTGTTGATTTCATTAGTAAGGAGTGAAAGTCTAGGTCTGATTCCAATGACCCTTCCAAGATCATCTTGCTTTGGACTGTTGAGTAAATCATTTTGAGACTCTTTGTCTACTGAGATACCTTGTAATTGTAGCATTCCGGCCGGGAATACCTGGGACATTTCAAAGTCAAAGGTATGACGGATCTTCTGTCGATCAAGTTCTTCACTTAGGACTTCCCAGACTCCATAAGTATTGGCAGCATCGGCGGCATTGTAGAGTGTTGGGGTTAGTGTCTGTTGATGCTTCCACGCAGGTACATTAAGACAAATACTGGAGAGGAACCCCAGCGATCTTGGATGCTCAGGCCAACATACATGAGCTCCAATAAGAGTGTCTGCGAAGATGGTTTTTGTGAGGACTCTGTTGCGAAGCCAAAGGACGCAGGCATCAAAGAGGCCGTTGTGCATGATAGAGGGACGGACTTCCAGTGCGCGCGAAAGCCAGTACCAAATCTCGAGTTCTTCTCTAGGTTCATACTTCGGCCTTCCTCCACTAAGGATTTCAAAGGATATTGCATTGTTGGGGCTGTGGGCGAGGCCCAGAATGTCGATGTGGCAATTTGCTTTGGTTTCAATATCAAGAGCGATGGGGTCTTTCCAGTCGAATGTAAGCCATTGAAGGTACTGGATAAACTCTCGCTTAGATGGATTGCATCTTAGGGCTCGGGTATCTTTAGGGATGTCGGGAGTATCACTATTCCTCAGTGCCTTCCTTAAATCCATTACTGCTGGGAATTGAAGACTCCAGTCCCGGCTCACAGCTGCTGGATGGTAGGTACAAAGTACCTTCTTTCCAGGAACAAGAGTACATTCTTGCACATATCCCCTGAATGATTGGATTCCTCTCATTCCTGTTAGGGCCCAGAGTGCAGTAGCACCCAAGCCAACGACAATGTTTGGGTTGTACTGAATGATCTCCTGTTGAAGCATATTTACATACTTCAGCATAAGAGTCTTTGGCTTTGTACATTTGCTGTCCTCAAAGAAAAACTCAATTTTGTTTCCAGGGGGTTGTTCTCTGGCCACGTTCCCGACTAGGCAGTCGAGGCGATTTATTCCAGCGTAGGATAGTAAGGAATCCAGGACCTTCCCTGCGTGGCTTACGAATGGGCGACCGAGGAGGTTTTCGTCGGCTCCGGGAGCTTCCCCAACTAGGAAGATTCTTGCGTTTGGAGGACCTTCGGTCTTTACTAGCACGTTTAGATCTCCTGATAGACATCTAAGATTGATGTTCCATAAACACTCTTCTCACTGTAGCGAGAATTAGCTTCATTAATGTCGTCGTGGCACTTAGCACAGCGGCGATTCCCCCTAGAAAGAGAAAGGAACTCTTTATCGCACCGATTACAGATTCGGATTTTAGCTTCTTTGCCTCGACGCGGAGTGCCTTTTATGTTGTATCTACTAGTAGGATTTCTGCCTTTGTGCTTACTCATTCTATGCCATCCCTATTGGCTTTAGTTTACCAGTTTTATCAAACAATTCTGAGATTTCAGGGGTTTCCTTAAAGTCATTCATTTTGTGGCATTGGCAGCAAATCCACCCGGGGACTTGATTGATGTGGGGCCTGCCAGTGGGGCTTAGTACTGGACTGAGGTAGTATAATTGTATCCCCATCTGGAAAGAATTACTACCACAATTACACTCAATTTGGGAGCCAAGTGGGATTTGCCGGGGCCGTACTGCTGGTTTAAAAGGTTCTGCTTTTTTAAAATTCTGCATTTTGTTCCTTTCGAGATGAGATGGTCAACGGTTGACCTACTCGTTAGTTGTTTTAAGATTAGCCATACGGGATTGAGCTAAGAGATATGCTTCTTGGCTAATGTCTACTCCAGTAGCGAATAGCTTCATTTTTACTGCTGCCTCTATTGAGGAACCTGATCCCATGAAAGGATCAAGCATTATTTGGCCGGGCAAAGAGACCCTGGAAAGCAAGTTTTCGAGAACAGCAACAGGCTTTTCGTATACATGGGTCTTGTTTGCAGAGCTTACTGGAGGGCACTCAAACCAGTCTGGCTGCCCCTGCCGGACAAGTTTGGAGTTTTCTCGGCGCATATAGAGGACCATTTCGTAGCAGGAAGATGGCCAAGCGTGGGGAGAGTTATTTTGTCCTGACTCCCGTTTGATCCATATCAGTGGACGGATGTGGACTTGCCAGTTGTGTTCTCTGAAGAAGTTACTGACGGTGTGGAAATGCTCTGGTCCAACAAAGATATATCCATGTGCATCATCTGTGCAGAATCTTCCAGACTCCCGAGCCAGGAGTTTATACAGGAAGAAAGCATCTTCCTTTCGATCTTCGATCTTAAATCCCGAAGTCGTGAGACTTCCCCCCGTTTCCCCTCCAATTTGTATAGTATTCTTATCAGCATCAATGCCGTAGAGAGGATCAGTAAGGAGAATTTGGATACTACTGTCTGGTATGCTTGGGAGGTAAGTGTTAGCATCTTCGAGAATGAGTTTGTAAGTAGTTTCATTCTTTTTTGCTGCCTCCTCGTGGGCTCTGGCCCCAATAATGGCTTCGGTTATTCGCTGCATCCCCTTTGCAGCTTTAAGTATATCTCCAGGCTTTTTGGCAGATGCGAGGTCTGGGAACATTTCGACGATAGCTGCGATTTGCATCTCCCGAATGACTGCTCCTTTGGACATATTGAGATCGTTGGCGGTGTCAGTAAGGGTATGGCCTCCAGAAGTTCCAATGTGAGACTTACCGTAGCGGATCTGCCGGAGACGGTGGAATTCTTTGATTGCGAAGGCCTTTTCGGCAGGAGTGAAGTCTTTACGGTGGCAATTAGCCTCTATCTCCAATTCACGCATCTCGGCATCATCAACTACGTCTTCGAAGACACACTTAACTTCTTTGTTAAGCATCATGCAGGCAGCAAGGCGTCTGCCGCCGTCAATTAAGTACATGTCGCGGGTGACTATGACTGGCATTATTTGCCTTGTGCGTTGGATTGATTCAGCAAGAGGTTTTACATCTCCTATGTCTTTGCGAAAGCGTTCGAAGCCCTCTTTGATCTTAATGGTACTTGGTGAGCAGTAGAAAATTTCCATTGCTTATTCCCCTTTAGACTAGTCCTAGTTTCTTTAGAAGTTCATATTGTTGACTAGATAAAGCAACCTTCTTCCCGCGGGCAGTAGCTTTGTTCTCACTCTTTTCTTGCTTTGTAGATTCTTTGATAATTGCAGAATTGGCGATATCAAAAGCTCGCTGTTGAGAATAGCTTATAAAAAACTCCAAGCGCTCTGGCTCAGTCATATCTAGGAGGTTCTTATAAAGATTCTCAAACTTCATTTTCGTTTCCTTCTAAATACCACTTCCTACTGTCTCTTTTGGTTTATGGGAGTGTCCCATGTCTTGTATCAGCAGGAAGTGGCTTATCTCAGATTGTCAGTGCATTATGCTTAGATGCCTCTGTTAAGTGTCCACTGGCGTGTCCTCCTTACGACTCATCTTATAAGTTTGAGTACCCGTTGCCTCACGCTTCCTTCCGATTTATATGCCCAGCTTATTTCCAGGTTACGCAAGGCACCAGACGATTCTGGCCGGGTACTCTTAGTTGTTAAAAGGGAATTTTGGGGTCTTCCCAGTAATACTCTCTCCCTTCAAAATTCCCTCGAACTACAAACGGGAGGTGTCTTTTACCATACTCTGAATCCGATTCCTCACGACCCCTTGATACTCCTCAATGTCCACAGCCACAATGACCGGGATACCAATCCAGGAATTCTCCACAATGTTCCTGGCTATTTCCTCCTTGGTATTCATCCCGATTTCCATTCTGTCAGCAAAGCGCTTCATCATATTGATTTTCGATTGCCTTTTGGACATACGACCTGAGGAAGTAAGTTCGTTCTCATCCCCGGCCTTTGGAAGCCAGATGCGGAAGTAGTCTGCTGCGCCGTCGATAGGAGTTTCGCCATCAGACATGAAGCCGCCGTTCTCGACCATTACAACCTTGAAGGCAATGGATGCTTTGCTGGCTTCGTGGGCTACTGCAACTATGTTGGCACGGTAGTTACCACCGGGGATGAGAGGAGTTTCCTTGTACTCATCTCGGAGGTTAAAGTCAGTGTCGAGGTCAGGGTGGCCACTGGTGCCTGTGTCGTCAGGGTGTTGAGGACCAGAGTCGTCGGCAGCGTAAGCCTTGAGTTCGTCGTCTGTCATGTTGGAGAAGTCGGGTTGTTGTGGTTCTGGTGCTGTGTTTGTCTTAGCCATCGGTTTAGTTCCTTCTGGTTTGGGTTTTTGTCAGATGAGATGGTCAACGGTTGACCTACTCGGTTTCCAGTGTAATACGCTGGGATAATACATCGAAGTATTTTTCCATGTGAAGTAGTTGTTCACACAGAAGGTCTTTATTCTCCTGAGAAAGATCGGCGTAGATGGGATCTACGAAGATAAATATGTTTAGCCTATCTATTCTTTCCTTGAGTTGGATTTTTTCTTCCATCATACGCTTTACATAGGCCTCCATTATTCCCTCCTTGCGATTGCAGCATTTGCCCACATTATAGCTTCTTCGAGTTTGGTAAAGGCAAGTGCCTTTTCCCGAGATTCAGGGCAGTACAGCTCAATAAGTTCAGCAAGTTCTCGGCCTTTTGCTCGAAGTTGCTCATAACGGTAATGCTGATTTCCGACTGGTTTGTGGTCAGTAAACCTTGTTTCAAGTTCAAGATTATCCAACTTTTACCTCCTTCTGCCGAGCAGCAAGGGCTGCCTTGGCCTTTTGCTTTAAGACACCATCTTTGTAAGCCTGGATGACGGCGTCGTAAGTATTGTCGATTTCGGGAGGCATGAAGCCTTCCCGGCCACTGAGGGTACTTCGGGCTTTGTAGAAGCCACGAGGGATAGTACGCAAATACCACTGAACACCACCACCTTCTTTGGTTCGAGTAAAGGCACAGTAGACTTCCTCGAAGTAGCCTGGGACCCGGACTGCCAGCTGGCCAGTGAGAAGCGGGTCTATGCCGAGTACTGCACCAGTCTCCTGATCAGTGATGATATTAAGATGAGCAATGAGAACAAGATTGCAGTTGAAGTTCAGCATCCTACGAATCATCCCTTCCATAAGGTTTCTGACCATCATGAAGTGGACATTCCATATTGGGCCTTGGGTTGGACTGCGCTTGGGGTCGAGTTGGAGTGACCGTTCCATTGCAATATCTGACATAGAAGTTGTGCTATCGGCTACTACAGTTTTGTACTTACCGGCAGCAACCATTTCTCCAACTTCACGCATGTCTTTTTCAAATTCAACCCAGCCTTGTGGACTTAAGTCATATTCTACGTAGTCCCAGCCACCGTATCGCTGGTAGGTTCCTATCTTCTTGTCTGTGTTAAAGACAAAGCCAGGGGTTGGGAAGCTGGCTGCGAACTCGGACTTGCCCGTGCCGAAGTCACCAGTTATGAAGAATTTTGTGAAGTCGGTGCTTGGTATGTAGTCATCAGCTTTTTTGAGGTTCACTACTCTTCCTCCTTTGATTGTCGGAGATCTCTTTCTGCTCTTGCCTCATACAATGACATAAGTTCGCTCTTACCATGCTGACTTTCTAATGCTAAGTATCCAACTGTTGATACAAAGTAATTTGGGAAGCTACGACGTGGAAGTTCAGATACTTCGATTAATGCACGATAAGCAGTGGTTAGAATCTTGGTTTCCTCTTGTATCCTCTTTATTCTGTCTTCTAATGTTTCTGTAAAGTTACAGTCATCCATTATTTCCTCCTCTCTTGTCGTTCTTTTGTAATGGCTGCTACATCCCACGGAGTTCCTTCAAAATACTGCTCAGGAAGGGGAACACTTGGATCGAGATAGCACCGATTACTACAGAGCATTGAGTAAGTACACTGCCCGAATTGATTGCAGTTATCGTTGGTCTTTGGCCAGACACCGGCTTCCTTACACTTTTGGATTCTACTTACTGTCTCGAAAAGCCCAAGACGCCATTCTGCAATATCCTCAGGTGTGTAAATTTCAGGAATTCTATCAAAGTCAATAGTTGGATTGCCATACCTGCCATCCTTATTCTTTCGGGCGAGGAGTTGGTGGACTGTAATTAGGAATCCCTGGGGAGGGTTGTCCTTAAATTCAGGGAGCTGGGAGCCAGCGTAGGTATAGCCTATGAATTGCGGGGCTTGGCGCATGGACTGAGCAAGCCAGGATGTGCCTTTGCTGGTGGTCTTGTGGTCGTTGAACCACAGGACTCCTGCCATTTCTACTTCGAGGTCGATGATGCCGGTGAAGTAGAAGGCGGGCTTATTCATACTGCATTCAGGAGAATCACATTCAGGACACTGTTCGTACCTCGATATTAGCAGCTCTGCGTTGTTCTCAGGAAACATCGGAATCTCAAAGACTACCTCTGACTTGAGAATCTTCAGCAGCCCCTCGTCATAAGCAAAGTGGCTAATGTACTGAAGTAGGGCTTGAAGAAGATTGTTCAGGGTTCTGTAGTCGTCATAGAAGGTTTGGATTCTGGATTCAATCTCCCACTCCCGTTGGGCTGCTGTGACTGCGGCTTCGAGGGCTTTGCCATCTCGGGACCAGCCATGCTCAGCTATGTGGGTGTAGAAGGCGTCCATTGCAGCATGATACACAATTCCATATCTGAGTGCTGTACTTCCAACCTTTGTCTTTATATGCCTCTCGTATTTCCAATAATACTTACGAAGGCATGTTACAGCATCACTACGTTTAGTGTTGTCAATCTTAAAGATGTTAGTTTCCGTCATAGAATTCTCCATAGATGTCAATAAGGACTTCCAAAGCCGATGGATTTACACTCGTGACTTTGAATTCGAGTGGGATGATAGTGAGTAAGGCAGCTATGATTTGGGAGAATTTGGCAGGGACATAGCCAAGCTTTACAGAGTCTATTGGTCCTGTTTCTTCCCCATAGCAAAAGTGTAGCTCAACTGCATTCTTGTCGAACTTATTGTCTGGTTCTAGGTCAGAAACGAGGATACTTCTAGGTTTGATTTTACTAAGATGATCTTTGCCGGGGTGGAACTTAATTCCATTGACAGTAGTAGACAACAGGAGAATTTTCTTGCTCATGACTGGTTCCTTTCCACATCCTTACTGGATGATCGCAGCATCTTGGCCGCTCAGGATAGGTTATGTTTTGGAGTGTAGGTGGTCAACGGTTGACCTACTGTGTGCAAACAAGAGAGTAGCTAATTAGCTTCCTGAGGAAGCTTTTCATAAGCGGTAGCTTGCTTCTACTTGCTTCCTTAATTAGCTACTCACTTCTTTGTACTTAAATGAGGACGAGTTCAGCCAACCTGTCTCCACGTACCGACTGTACACGGTTCGTCCTCACCTATTGTTGAAGGTTTACATATCGGGAAGTGCAGGGCTTGGGATGCCTCCCAATCGTGAGACTTGTAGGGCATCTACATTTCTCCTTAGTCATATGCACCCTGCACTCGATCTAACTACATACCGGGAAGATTAATGCCCAGGGCAGCCATGAGTTTGGCTGCTGTTTCCTTCTCCTCGTCAGAGAGGTTAGCAAACTTGGCTGCAACATCGGCAAGGGAGACCTTTGGAGCTGCCGGAGCACGGACATTCCAGTCCCCTGCCATAAGGCCTTCATGGACCTTGATTATGGCGTCGTAGGCATCCTGCCCCGACCTGCCGGCAGCTGCGTCACCCAATTTATGACCCACGGCAACAGCGGGAAGTCTGTCTTGTACTGACTGTGGGTAGTCACTGGGAGTGGCTACGATCTCTTCGGAGACTCCAAGGACTGTGATTACTACACTGCCGGGAATTTTAGTAAAGTCTTTCTGAAGTTTTACGTCGCGTTTCCTACTTTCGATGGGTGCTTCTGAACTCATTACACTACCTCCTTCAGGCTGTTTGCTGGTCTGGGGTTCTGGTTCTTTCACCTTTGATTGAGACTGCTTCTTGGCCATCGTATTCCTCCAGTTTCTGGGTGACCATTTCTTTGACGAGTTCCTTCAGAGAAGTCTTTCTCCGCTTGGCGAGGACAACCAGGCGAAGATGAGTCTCTTCGGGGAGTATACACTGTGTGAAACGTTCCATCTTAGACTCCTTTAGTCTCCTGTAGGGTGCATTGTTTCATTAATATAATTAAATCATGCGGTTACCAGTTTGTCAACAAGAAAATTAAAGGCCCGGAAATTTTATTTCAGAGGCGTACTCTTCTAACTTCTCAGTAATGATATTCTTAAGAATATCTTCAATGTTAATTCCTGATTGCTTAGACATAATCAGTATGCGAATAATAAGCTCTTCTGGTAGTGAGAATTTAACGCGTACCATTTTATCTCCTTATTTAAGTTTATAGGCAACAGCACATACTGGCTTGCCACCGGAGGTTTTTATTGGCTCGTGCTTGACGGTTAAGACTCGGCCAATAAGTTCAGTACGATGTTTCCAGTAATCAATACGATTTTTCTTAGTAAGCTCCCTGCCCGAGCCGACTTCAAAGGATACGCCATCGTTTCCTTGGACTAGAAAGGCACCAAGCATTCCAGTACACCAGCCTTGGCCTTCTAGTAAGTCAACTATAGTGTACTCGTCTTCTTCTGTCGGCTTAAATTTGAGTAGATTGTTAGTTCGTCGATCCACATACTCCCCAACAGGGGATCTAAGGATAATGCCCTCGTACCCCTGCGCCACATAACTAACTGCTTTGTCTTGCCATTCCTGGATTTCAATAGCTTCAGGGACAACAAAGTGAAGCCCCTGTTCGAAAAACCCTTTGCTCTGGAGATTCTTGAGTGAGACAAACCTATTGTATTGAAGCATAGTCTTATCTTGAATGTCAAATATGTGATACTCCAGTTCTTCAACCTTTGGGTTGTAGTTTTTAGTTCTACGAAGGGCACTGTCAATCTCCTCCCGACTCCAGCCGTGGACATAGATTTCTCCGTCGAAGGCAATTTCTTCGATGCCAAGCTCCTCTGTTTTCTTCAGTATTTGGTTTTTAAGACGTTTGCAGAAACGAAACTCATTTCCATAAGAGGAAAGGAGGAATGGTTCTCCTTGAAACCACACTGTTCTACATCTCTCCCCGTTGTACTTCGGCTGGGTGAAGACTTTGTCTTCGACAGAGATTTGGCGAAGGCGGCGGTCGGAGACAGGGTGAGCAAGCATTACGCCTGAGCGTTCTTGTCTAATTGCTGGCACTAGATACCTCCTTTAATATTTAAGTAAAGAACCTCATCATCTTTCAATCCCTCTTCCTTAATAAGTTCGGCAACAGTCCAGCCATCATTTAGCATTAGTTGAAATCGCCTTAGCCTTTCAATATCATGAGTCTCAGCACGTTTTACCTCCCCATCCGGGGTCTTGACATAGCCCTCGAAGGGGTTGGTGGCTAACTTCCGAATGATTATCCAGTATCTGTGGGAGCGAATAGCCTTTTCAATTTGGAGTTGTGTAGCGTCTACTGGACTATACTCCAGCATATGACGGAGTTCCTTACGAAAGGCAACAAATAGTTCTTTTTGAGAGCGATAGTCAGGTGCCGGAACAAATAGCTCGTGGCCGGGAGGGAGGGAAAGGGCTTTTTGTAAGAAGTGTTTAGTTAGGCTCATTTTGGTAATTCCTTCGTCTAGGATGATGCGGGCCTTTCGGACTTCACCCTGAACTTTCTTCCAGTTAATACTGCAATCCTAACAGAACAGCTTTTCAGTTGTTCTATTAAATTCCGCTTTGTAGTTGTAAGAAGATTATGTCCACAATTCCTGCAAGCAGGAGTTTTCCTTTCTTCCCACCTGACTTTGTCAACTGAGTCAAACGGCTCCGCGGAGATCAAGATTGGAATCTGGCCTTTCTTATCCAGTCTCATAAGGAATACTTGATCCTCCTTACCTTCGCAAAGTTCACAAGTTACGTGAAAGCCCAGGTAATACTCAGAAAGTGGGACGACTTTTACTACTCGCTCGGGACGGTCCGGCCTGACTTTGTCAACGCTTATGGAGATGCCTAGCTTTTTGGCCAGGTCTTTCTCGGGCGGGGAGAGGGAGTTCCATTTGGATAAGGAGATGGTTAGGGTAATCTTGGGTTCAGCCATTCTTCTCCTCCTTCAGTAATTCTAAAGTGAGTTCATTCCACTTACACTTTCCCCGGACAAGGGGATCTGCGAGGCCACTATACCTCTGGCAAATTATAGGCCTGGAGTGGTAAATCTTACAACCGAAGGGAGTTAGCTGAGGGCAGGGGAATTTGTCAGTGACTATCCTGAAGCCAGGATAGTCAGGGGTACCTTGAAGAAGCCAGCCTCGGGCTTTCCAGAATTCCCTCTCCTCAGTTATTCTTGTCGGGGCTTGGATGTAGACAACGAGGAGTTTGCAACATAACTGGCACTCTTTGCAGAGTTTTTGCTTCTTCTTATCAAGGTCGGATTTGGTCACTGTGCCCTCCTTTGGAGTAGGTCAACCGTTGACCTGGTTCGCTGATTCTACATACCAAGACTACAAAGATAGCCAGGAAGGTTAGCCCATACTCCCCGGCCACCGTTCTAGTCTGTGTCGAGCCTGGACAGCTTAGGCTTTAATGCCTCTCGAACGGCCGTTGGCCATTCATAGTCAGCGAGTTTGTAGAACTTCCCTTCCCTCCCTGCGATTTCCAGGTAGAGAAAATCCCCTTCGATAAGGGTAAATTTTGGTGTCAGTTCACTGATTACTTTGAATGATTTCTCTTTCATTGCTGTTTTCTCCTTGTCGGTGCCAGTCGTTTTATAAAAGAGTCCACAATGGACCGTACTTCCTTTGCCTTCCCTCCCCGCCAGTTACTCAAGTTACCGCGGAGGTAAAGTAACTGAGTATAAAGGGCTTCGTCAGAAGCCCCTGACTCAAGCATTTTTAATGCGTGGCTGGTGTAGCCAATGGCGAAGTTAAGGGACTTCTCCTCTTTGTTGGCCATGATGATTTCTAGGACGCCTTTTAGTGCTGTACGGTCGCTCAACGTAAGCTCCATTCTATCAGTTTGAGGCTAAGGTAAAGGATTATTGTGACATAGACTGTTCGGAGTAAGATGACAACAAGTGGACTAGTTCGGGCGGACCTGTACTGTGCCCTATTCCTGAGTTTGTTGAAGAAATCACTCTGTTTTAGGGCAAGTTGTCTGTTTTTCCAAAACTCTTGTTCTTCTGCTGTTAGCCAGGACATATTACTTGTCTCCTTCCTTAGCTCTTTAGCACAGTCACTGCAAATCCCATGAGATATTCTATTATCTCCCAGGGGCTCTTTCTCTCCAAGGGGTTTCTTACACCAAGCACAGATGACTAGCACTGGATTTCCCTTTCCTTAAAGTAATTACACCATATCATCTATACACCAATGATAATCATTAATTCCAAGAGTGCAAGCATTATTTCCCAGTTTCGCCCTCTTCTTTCAAGTCATTCATTCCATCTCTTATTCGCTGCTTTTCCTTCTCTGCGTCTTCATTAAGCTCAGCTATATCCTCAGCTGAATAACGCTCATCTTCTGCTTCTTTCCCAATACTAGGAGGATCAGGAGAGGCAATATACGCCTGAAGTTCTTCATCAGTCATACCAGAAAAGTCTTGGCAGGTGTTACTTTCTTGTTTGTTATTTAACTGTTTACAATGGACTCTTTTCATATACCTTTCCATTTCAATCAGCTCTTTAGTAAGAGGTCGTATTGCTGTGTCTTGTTGGATTAGTCCAGTTTTAATGTCGCGGGGATGTGGGATAGCAGCAGGCACTTGTACATCTACTTCTCTTACTTCTCCAGTTTTTGAGTTGACAACCACGATCTTTGACATTTCATAAACTTCTTTTGACCCTTTTCTTATGAAAAGCCAGTATTCGCCATCATGCATCTTAGCTTCACATATTAATTTCCTTGTGTCAGGATTAAACTTTTCTTGTGACTGTTTCTCTCTGTGAAACTGAACGCGGAAGCTTTCTCTAGCTCCTCTTGACGAAAACTTAATAGGAAGAAATTCTCCTTCCTCCATTCTAAGTGCAGTATTCAAAGCTAATAATGCCATAGTCTTACTCATTAGAATCTCCTTTGTCATAGCTGTATTTAATAGAATAATTATGACATAGTAGTTCTAAGCTGTCAAATATAAAATTAAAGGTTGTAACATTACCTTTAAAATAACGTAATTGAGGCAATGGTAACGGTAATTGCATTGTAACGGTAATTGTGTAACGATAATGATAACGTACCCGACAACAACATAGGCGGCCTTTTAGGTCCAAATTCCGTTGACCAGGTTGACTGATAATTCCCTCTAAGCCTTTTCCTTTCAATCTGGGTTTGCTAAGCCCTTCCATTTCAATCTGAAAGATTTTCCAAGCACTCTTACTTTTCCCTTAAAGCCCTAAGTCCTAAGGCGATGGTATGCTTCTTTCATTATATATATAATATATAGTATATATATAAATATATCTATAATAAAGAAGTAGTTGTTATTAAGAAAAAACTAACTGACAAAGACAAAGGAGTAGTAAAGCACTTTAAGTATTATTGCAAAATCTTAGACTAAATAGCCAGTAGGTCAACGGTTGACCCGGTCCCCTGGGTGTATTAGTCTAAGATAACCTGGTCAACGAAAATGGTTACGAAATGGGGTATAGGTTGTTCGCCTGTACGTTATCATTACCGTTACGAATTACGTTTGCGTTACGTTACGTCAATCCGTAACAAACGTAACAACCAAGCCTAAACAAAGAAAGGCCTCCAGGTTATTATCCTGGAAGCCTTTTTGTTATTCTACTTTGTTGTAAGGAATATCTCCGAAGTGTTTACCATTAAAGACCTTCCACCAGCCGTCTTTGTTCTTTGGCTTCCATCCAAGCTTCCTTGCCTTATCTTTAAGACACGCTTGAGTGCAAAAGCCTTTATAATCAGCAGTGGTTATCCTTATCCCTTTTGGCTTTTCATCTTCTCCATTCCAGTATTTTGTTCCGCAACTTTGGCACTGACAAATTAATCTTCTCTCCTGTCTAATGCCTCTTGAAGGTTAATGGTATCTGCTGCTTGAAGGACTGCACTAACTATCTTATTGTAACATTCTTGAGCTGTAATCAATCCTTCGTCATACTGTCTCACAAATTCTCGAATTTCATTGAGATAAGTATCCACTTTATCACCTCCTTTCTTTCCCTGCCTGCGGTATCAGAAAGCCTTACTCCTGTAGCCAGCCAGCCACATTTACTTACATCTTATCAGATTTCTAGAACCGTAACAACTCTTTTACGGCTACCTGGGTATGATATCTGCACAGGTATTTACTGCACCGCTTCATACCATCTTCAAATACCTCCTCCCACACGACGTTATAGACGGGTTTGGATGTGCAGTTCCAGGAGCGATATTCTGACCCGTCGCATAGGCCTCCAACCTCGGTGAGTGTGATTTCAATTTTCTTAATCATTACTCACCTCGCTGACTTCCTCATCTTCTTCCAACTCAATGGGGTTATTAACTGCTGCTTCCTCACTCTCCGCTTTTGCCTTCAGTGCTCCGTCATACTTTCCCTGGTCAATCAGGCCCAATTTGAGCATAACTGCCAGTTCCTCCACAGTGGCCTTCGCCAGAGCTGCGTCGATCTTTGTAACAGTAGTTTTTCGTCCTTCGCCTGGCTTTTTCCATTGCCTCTGTTCACACCATCTTTCCCAGGTGGTTATCATAAGGTCTGCTCGTTCCTTTGCACTGAGCATATCCTTATCTGCTGCTGTCTTGTCGCTTAATCCCTGCTTCAGGCCATTGATAACATCTGCCTTTTCTACATCTTCCAGTCTTTCAAATTTCGTGCTTTTCCAAAAGTCTGGAATGTAGAAGTCCAACTTTTCAACCCCAAGAACATCTGCAAACAAGTGCATCATGTCATCACTCAACGACCACGTAATAAACCTCTTCTTTACTGTCTCACTCATGTCATTCTCCAGTCCTGTTATCACTGGGTATGTATTAGGGCAGCGGAATGAGTTATAGTGCTTTCTCCATTCTTACTGCCCTTACCCATACCCAGTGGTTGTTTACAACCACGACTGACTACATGAGTAAGGCTTTCTGGACACCTGTGGTCATTATTTGAGCGGGCTATTTGAGTTAGCTTTTATTCAATCTTATTGGATCTCATGTATGCTGGCCTGAGCATCTCCTTAATCCGCATAGACCATCTTTCCGCAAGATCTTTAGCTAATATGGTCATACCGAAAATTTCTATATCATATTCACGGCATTTAGGACAACGTTGTTCAAACTTCACAATCTTACGGCTAAATACTTGCCCACAAAAATTGCAGACTAGCCAATTTTCTCTGTTCATAATTGCCCCGATTCTGCCCGCTCCAATAATAACCACAGGCGTTATGGGATTAATTCAACCTCATCCCGGGCATGTATGGTCAAAGCGGCCAGGTTGCCAACCATCGCACGTGTTCATACATGCTTTGCAAAACATCGGCAGGTTTACCCCGGGCATAAAAGCCTTGCGGCTCGTTTAGCTCGTCCATTATTGGATGTCCCGATGTTGAATATAATGTAACACAACCCCACTCGCTTGTCAAGCATTATTTCACCCTTCCATCAAAATAATTTTCCATTATCCAATGAAGCCTCGACCGAGCCGGAGCCGTGACCGAGCCGGGAGGTCGCGGATTGCGCCGGGTACCTGGGTGTGGCCTGGTCCATATGGTACATGGCCGAGCCGGTTAGGTGTACCACTTCAGTCTCACCCACCTTAGTAAGCCAAGCCTAACACTGTACGCCGGGGCTAAAGATCATTCCTCACTGGAAGTAACAGAATAACTGGGAGCACAGCGGCCTCCGCCGGGGCATTCTTCCCCTTCCAAACCCGAGATCACCATACCCCCACGAGCCCCAGGCACCCCGCGCAGCGGGTAGAGATTACACCCTTAGCACACACAAAGCTCATATAGACTACATCATTCCATCAATACATCAACTACATCGGAACATCCCATGAGGCAAAGCCCCAGTGGGGATGGTCAACGGTTGACCTACTGGTAAGGATGTATTGCCCGGCCCACAAAAGCTTGGAATAATTCCCAGGAGAATTGGGCACTGCCCAATTCTCGGGTTGAAGAGCACTGCCCAATTCGCGGGCAAAGGAGGCTTACTCCCCACTACTCCCGCAAAATATCAGCAATACCCCGCCGGGGCTAAAGTGTATTACTTACTGGTATTAATAGTGGAGTAATGGCAGATGGTAACGGCAGCATTAGGCTACCCCGACCCCATCGAGATGGAATGCTGAAGTGATGTATTTGCTATCAGACAACCGGGTCAACGGTTGACCAACTCGTAATAATTTATCAAGAAGAAGGAAAAACTTGAATTTTTTACTTGACAAACTGAGAATTATACCCATACCATATTACAATAGGACAAACCCAAGTTCCAATGGTATAATGTTGTGATTGGAAGATGACTATGAAGGAAGGTATGAACCCCGGTCAAATTCTCGAGCTTATCACAAAAGGCTACAATGCAAAAGACCTTGCAAAAGTTGCCGGCTGTTCAGTAAGCGAAATCACAACTCGAATTGACGACATCAGGAAGAAAGTTGGGGTTGTAACTGAATACAGGAAAGTTCAGTCAACCCAACTCACTGAACTCCAGTTTATGCTCCTGGAGTCCATCACCCCCGAGAAACTTGCCGATGCTTCCTTGAAAGACATAGTAACTGCCTTCAACATCCTGAAAGAGAAAGAATTTCTGATTGAAGGAAAGCCTACTGAAATCCACGGCCTTGCTTCCTATCTCCTAGAAATCGAGGCTGAAGACAAAAAGGAGAAGGAAATAATTGCTGCAGAAGGACCCCAGCTCATTTTGGAGGGGGAATTCTCAATTCCTAATTTATAGAAAAGAGTAGGTCAACCGTTGACCATCTTTTCTGGAAAGATAATAAATGCCTGAAGATCAGAAGCAGTGCCTTGGGGGTTTTGTTACCTGTAATAAATACTGGGAGGATAAGATAGCATCGCTTGAAAAGCTGCTTATATCTCACATGAGGGATATAGAGAACCAAACAACATTAGCAAAGGAAGCTATGGAGCTTCGTGTCAACGCAGCCGGTGAGACATTCAGGATTCAGTTGGCATCCATAGATGAGAAGGCCAGACTGCTTCGTGACAGTATGGAGCACCGGCTGTCCGGGCTGAATGAGAATCGTGCGAGCCTAAATGATATGGTCAACACCCTTGTGCCCCGATCTCAATGGACCGGGGAACTAAAGGGAATACAAGAAGCACTCCAACAATTTAGGACCTTCAAGGATCAAATGCAGGCAGTAGCGACGCAGAAATCAGTTAATATCAGCTACATAATATCTATCGTTGCAATTTTTGTGAGCATTGTTTCGTTAACACTTAAGTTCTCTAAATAGGAGAAGTTGATGGTAGTTGGAGACAACGTAACGATCAGCATAGACAGCCCATTTGTAAGTGATATGTCCGGGGTGGTAACAGAGGCAGATGATACTCATTTGCAAGTTACATTGGTTGGTGGTGAGTATGACGGATATATCGAGACGATAACGAAAGTTATAACTTAGAGGAGGTAGAAAATGTCTTTTATGAGAGGTGCAATATCAACTCCCCGACACAAACTTGCAGGGGCAACGCCGTTCAAAGCAGTTGCTGCCCCAACCCAATTCCTGTGGCCGATTACCCAGCTTTCCATGTGGGGTAATGCAGACTACGGCGACTGCGTAACGGCAGAGGAAGCATTTGCGAAGTCCTGTAGAACCCCGGGCGGTGGAGTCCTCATCACTGACGATATCGTTACTTCTTGGGCCAAGGCCAACGGCTTTCTCAACGGGGCTAACCTTCAGAACGTCCTGGACAAGATGCAGACAGGCGGCTTCGAACAGGGTGGAAGTAAATGGGACGACGGCCCTTACCAATCTATTGACTGGACAAACGCTGCCATCCTACAAAGCGCCATTACCCTCGGACCTGTAAAAATTGGAGTCGCTGCCAGCCAACTTGAAATCACCTGCAAATCAGTAGGCGAAGGTGTCAGTGGCTGGTTTGCCATTGGATATAAGCAAGACTACGACGAAGACCATTGCGTTTCCCTCTGTGGGTATGGCCCAATTTCCTGGTTGGCAGAGCAACTTGGTGAAGCAATCCCCGACGATGTTGACGGAACCCAGCCTGCATATGCCATATTCACCTGGGAATCAGTAGGCATAATTGATGTACCTTCCCTGCTTGCAATCTGCGGAGAAGCATGGGTCAGGAATCCAACCACTCAGATGATGCCGGCAACCCTGCCTCTTACGGACATAGGGTAATAAGGAGAAACCAGACATGAAACGAAGTCTTTCAAAAAGCATTATTGCAGTTCTTACAATAATCCTGTTCGGTTGTGCTACAGTCGTCCCGATTCTTACTCCTGCTGTTGTAAAAGCCGCAGCCTACGATGTCGGCTACTACGGCTGGGCATTCACCAGTTTGGCCCCAGTCAGTCAACTCGCCATCAATGTCGCTTGCAGCTTGGTACCACAGGCATCCAGTAATCCAGCAAATGTGGTATCAATACTGATAGGAACTACCCAGCAACCTGGCGTATTGCAACTGGACTGGACGGCTGCCTACAACATCCTCATTAACCCAACCTACGGACCACTGATCGTGGGTGCAGCACAGTCATTCATCAATGACATCAATACACTCGTTGGAGACATCAACAGTACCGGCACAACTTCAGTCACAGTTCAGTACGTCCTCGCTGTTGTTGAAGGCATCTGTCAGGGGATAGAAGCCGCACAGGGTACGACTAATACAGAACTGCGAAATCGCATGAAGCAACATATCCATATGAAGTTAGGCCAATCCTGTGTAAGTGTAATTCCTACCCGTAAGGAGGATACGCCATGTCACTGCTAAGTCTAATCGTTGCCTTGTGTGTTATTTGCTTAATTCTCTACATCATCAATTATCTTCTCGCTGTGCCGCCTCCGATCAAGATGATCCTCAACGTAGTAGTGGCAATCATCCTTTTACTGATTCTCCTATCACTGTTCTTCCCATTGGGGAACTTTGGTTCCATGCGAGTAGGAAGGTGACTATGAAAATCCCCGATAACTTCATCCTTCTTTGCTTTGCAGTTGTCCTTATTGGTATTGGCTGGTTTGTTCCCACAAGCACAGCTGCTGCCCAAATGCTGGCGCAGTTATGGGCTATCATGCTTGTTCTACTAAAATCAGATCAGCCTATGATGCCTTACTCTGGTACAACTACAATATCTTCCACTGTTTCTAAACAAAGTGAAGAAACAACAGGCCCAGCGGTTGTAAAAGCTGCTGATACTCCCAATATGGTTGTTTCTGGAAGTATGTAGTAAGCACCGCCTAAGGCGGGGACTGAGGACAACGCAATGGCAGTAATGCCTTTAGAGATGCGGAGAACAAAAGGTCTTCTTGAAGGAGATAAAGGGATGCCCAATGCACAAGGGAGTTTCCTAGACTTTGTCTTTGACAAGATGAAGGAGGGAAGGAAGACTCGGGATAATGCAATGTCCAGGCCGTGGGAGGGAAGGCAGGGGTATTATGCAGAACCTAATGAGTCGATTAACCAGTCTGGCAATCATCCCGTTGAGTCTGGTAATCGTCCCCTGATTGGAGCAGGTGCTGACCTTCGGTCGGGGTATGGGACCGGAGCTGATAGAGATAATGAACCAAGTCCCCCATTTGGTGGCCTACCTCCCCGACGAACTTCAGACAATCGCCTTCGAACTGGCACCGGCGTTGGGAAAGAGGGATTAGCCGAACCTGAGAAAACGGTTGCCCCAGGAGTTGGAGAAGACCCAAGACAGTACATGGAAACGTTCCTTCGTGGGGCACTTAACGATCTAGTCAGGCGAAAGAGGTGGGGTTACTAAATGGCACTTGCATTTCCTCCTAAATCAACAACCAGTAGGTCAACCGTTGACCCGGTCCGCTCGAAAGCCCCGGACAACAGGTATAACGACAGTAATTTAGTGAAGAACGTCCTGACTTCGTACAAGGAAAGGAAAGGGAAAGATTCCCTGGCCCCAAAAACACTGAAAAACAAAACCCAGGACTCCTTCCTCGAACTCATCCTCTGTCCTCCTCGCTATCTCAGTACCGAGATTGCCAACAATGCCTGGATGAAGAAGATGTCAGGGAAGGAAAAAGAAGTCAACATTGACAAGGCAATGTCCCAATTCTTCACTCTCTACGGCCTTCTAGCTCAGGATGCAATGGCCTACTTGCTTCCACCTAACCCGAACCTTCAAGATGAAGTCTATATCAGTAATGCAGGAATGTACCTACCACATCTTCCTGAAAAGACATTCATCCTGAGCAATTTCAAAGCTGAAGGCCGGCCGGGCGAAGAACGAGTTCTTAGTTACTTTCTCAAACTAACTGATTTCAAACAACACTTCTGCCCCTACAAGTGGGAGGGAGAAGCTGAAACCAAATGGCTTCGAGACAACATCTACTTCTTTGGCTACGGAATGCGCAGTGATGTCAAAGCCTTTAAGTGGTTGGAAGAGAAGTTTGACTGCCGTGGGATTTACATTCAGGAAACTGATCCTCTCCGCTATCATCTTGATTGCAGTATTTTCCCTATCAATCGTGAGTGCGTTCTACTTGCTGATGATATTCCTGCTGGAGAAAGGAAGCAGATTGAGAATGTGGCTGAGATAATACCAGTTACAAAGAAGGACTGTCAGGAAGCGATAACTAACTGCGTCAGAGTCGGGAGCATTATCTATAACGCTACTACTCTTAGTGAACTGAAGCGATCAGAAGACGAGTACCGATTTGAACTTCACAAGAATGAGACTCTTGAAAAGATTTGCTGTGACAAAGGCCTCAGTCTTGTGTGGGTCAACTTGAGTGAGCTTGAGAAAAGCGGAGCTGCTCTTAGTTGCTGCGTCCTACATTTGAGCAGAATAGCATATCCTGCCTAAGGATACTATGGTGACAATTAAAGATCTTGAAGAATACGATTTTACAATAGAGGTAAAAGGTGAAGAGATAAGAGATTTCTTGTCCTTGCTTAATGCAGCTGCATATCTTGATGGATGCAGTTCTTCAGAACTTGAGTTATATAATAGAATAAGAGATGGAATATTTAGTGATGGATAAACTATCTGACTTCCTCAAACTTCAGTGTACGAAAGAAGTACTTAATAAGCCTATTTCTGATCAGTTGTCGCGGGAGATGAATAGGGACCCGTTCCGGCCACTTTATATTGACAAGAGTATCATGCTCTCCCCAGCTGACGGATTCATACTTTACCACGGAATCTTCAAACCTGACGAAGATATTATCAACGTCAAGGGAGGAGAGTATACAGTCAACACCTTACTCCGAGAAAAGATCAAAGAACCTTGCTTAGTAATCGGTATCTTCATGACTGTAATCGACGTACATGTTAATAGAGTCCCGACGAATGGCTTCGTAAAGTATGAGAAACTTCCTTGCTTGAAAGTGACAAACCTATCTATGCGCCCCATTGAAAAAGCCATACTTGATGCAGCTAAAATAGACTATGACTGTATGAGGTACAGCTTTTTCAACGAAGCTATGAAGAATGAAATTCTTGTTCCATACCTTCGTCAGTGTTATTACATCCTCCAAATAGCTGACTTCGAGGTGGATGTAATCGTCCCCTTTAACATCCAGAATACTTTCTATACTCAAGGCGAACGCTTTTCCCTTGTAAGGTTTGGAAGTCAGGTAGACTTAATAATCCCCTTCCGAAATGGAACTCGTTATAAGAGTCTTATTCCCGATGATGAGGAGATTTACCATGTCAAAGCGGGACTCGATCAGCTCGTTAGAATATCTTAAGGATACTGTATTCGTAACTGCAACCCTTGGATACAGATACCCACAAGTATTCTGGCCCTTGAAGATTAACTTAGAAGTGGCTGGGGTGAAAGTCCAAGTCATTCATGGAACCAGTAATATCTGGATTCGGGACTACTTCCCAGTGATTACTAAAAGTGGATTGGCAAAGTTCAACTACAAAGGTTACCCGAGATTTCCGCAGTTAAGCATTTCTAACTGCCCTTGGAAGGTGCTCCAAACTTGGAGCGATTTCCCAATTACCCTTGACGGTGGAAACGTAGTAAGGCAAAACGACAGAGTAGTAATGACCGACAAAGTCATAAAAGACAACAACCTTTCTGTTCTTGAAAGACTTGAAGATATTCTTGAAGCAGAGATAATCTTAGTTCCTATGGAACCAGGTGATGAGCTTGGTCACTCAGATGGAATTGTCAAGTTTATTGATGATAAGAACATCCTGATTAATGATTACGCAGGTACTGCCAAAAGGGATAAGAAATTCCTTGTCTACCAAGATAGGCTTTACAAACTCCTAATCCAAAAAGGACTAAATGTTCACCTTCTCCATAATGCCTATCATGAGTGGGATTGGGATTTAACTGAAGAACAGTTTCGAAAGTGTTTCCCTGATGCTGATGACTTCAACCCCGGCTTTGGGTACTATATAAATTTCCTTAAGGTAAAGAAAACCATTCTTCTCCCGGCAATGAAACTTGAAATGGACACAAAGGCATTCTTAACAATAAAGCATTTCTTCCCCAACCACAGAATAGTCATGATTGACTGCAGTTCCCTCTCAATGGAAGGCGGACTACTTAACTGTGTGACTTGGAGTCTTTGATGCCTAACTTAGCAATGCCTGGTGGATCAGAGTTTTATGAGAGAAATAAGAAGTACGTTAAGCCAGGTGTTAAAGATTTCTTTACTCAACTTTCTCCTGGAACGGAACAGCAGTTTCGTCAATGGGTTAGTCATAATAAAGTTCCTTATGATACTGCGCAACCATATTGGGCCGAACACAATAGAGATTACGACATGAGAGGATTCTATAAAGGACTGATGGAAGGTGATCCTCATGCAGTTTCAGGGATAAATCCAATAGATAAGAAACCACATTTTACTGATTATTGGAAAACGCCTTATCATGAGTCGTTTTCAAGAGAATCACGATTAGCTACACCTGACGCCCCATCTTGGGTAATGGATCGCAGGTTATTGGATAAGTATAGTAACGTATTCTTTGATGTAGGCAAAGGTGATTAATGTCAAGGGCGAACTTGCTCATCCGAAAAAAGGAGTTGGTCAACCTTTAAAGAAAGAAAAGAAGGAGGGATTATTGTGACTGACTTTACAAAAGAAGAAATAGACTTTACAAAAGAAGAAATAGATAAAGCAGTAGAAGATTCTTACTATGGTATACTACCGTCTCGTGAGATGGAGTCTTGGTTACATGTAAGTGTGCTCCTTCGTGCTTATAGTGTTCAGATTCTTAATAAGCTTGACAAGATTTTATCAACATTAGAGTAGGTCAACCGTTGACCATCTAGGCTGAAAACAATGTCCATTGCTATAAAACAAAAACTAAGGGAATGGCGTCACGATCCCTTGCAATTTGTCTCAGACTGTATTCGGATTGACCCAAGTGATCAACAAAAAGAACTTCTTACTTCTATTGCTAAGAGTAAGCGAGTCTCAGTTAGGAGTGGTCATGGAACTGGAAAAGATGCCTGTGCATCGTGGATCATACTTTGGTTCCTCACTACCAGACCATATTCAAAGGTTGTCTGCACTGCCCCGACCGGGCATCAGTTGTCAGATATTCTCTGGAGTGAGCTATCCAAGTGGCTTGCACAGTCGAACTTGTCGTCTGAGTTCGCGCTTCAAAAGGACAAATTATATAACAAAAATGCAGATGGAGGAAAGGATCGCTGGTGGGCTTTAGCACGTAGCACTTCAGCCCGGGCAAGTAAGGAAGAGCAGTCAGAAACCTTGTCCGGCTTCCACGGAGATCACCTCCTAATAGTAGTTGACGAGGCAAGTGGTGTTGTAGACCCTGTATTTATCCCCCTCGAGGGGGCATTAACACAAGAGGATAACATAGTCCTCCTAATTGGGAATATGACTAAGAGCACTGGATATTTCTACGACTCTCACTTTCACTCAAGCATTTCGAAAAGATGGACAAAGCTTCATTGGGATTCTAGGCATATATCTAAACAGCCGTTATTATGGGAACTGGAACGTATGGAGTATGTTTCCTATATGGCTGAAAAGTATGGTATTGAGTCTAACGTCTTCAGAATCCGTGTCACGGGAGATCCTCCCTCTGACGCTGAAACTAACCTTATTCCTCTTGCTTGGGCAATGCAGTGTGTTGGAAACGAAATAGAACCTCCAACAGAAGAACCACTCTACTTCGGTGTTGACGTTGCAAGGTATGGAGAAGACAACAGTGTTATTCTTCCGCGTCAGGGACTTAAAATCTTCCCGTGGTATGAGTTCTATGGCCTTAACACCATCTCTCTCGGCGATCAAGTAGTTGCTCGTTTTGCTGAAATGATGGCAGACGGTGTTGCTATAGACGAGATCGGAGTAGGTGCTGGAGTCGTTGACTGGGTACGCCGGAAGCCTATGATGGACCGCTTATGCTTTGGCATAAACGTAGGTATGGCTTCTTCAGACAAAACAAAATACCATCGACTTCGTGACGAACTCTGGTGGCTGGTTCGTGAGAGATGTATGAAAATGCAATACTCCTTTCCCGACCAAGTCATTTTGAAAGGGAAAATGGAGATCAACATAGGCCACGAACTGGCCAATGAACTCAGTCAGCCAACATATGAGTTCGACGACAACGGTGCTATGAAAGTAGAATCCAAAAAGCAAATGAAACTCCGAGGAGTTGACTCCCCAAACATTGCTGATGCTCTTTGTTTGTCAGAGTACTTTAGTTCTAGTGCTTACAATATCTGGGGAGATAGGGTTAAGCAACAACTAGCAAAGATTGAAAAAAGAAAGCGTGATCGTCGAATCTACGGTCCTGGCTACGACTCAAACCAAGGGCCTCATGCTTGGATGACTGTATAGGAGTAAGAATTGCCAATCGCACAGACTTTACCGTTTACTGAACAAGAGTTCCGAGCAGACAGTGATGTAGGCCGGGCATTAATCTGGCTCCGAGACGCCGAGAACTCCACCCCAGAGACTGAGTGGAGACACACCTCTGCTGAAGATTATCGTTTTTATGCTGGTGAACAAGATGACTACGAGGTCAAAAGGAGACTTGAAGAACAAAGGCGTCCTAATACCAAGTTCAATGAAATCAAGCCCAAGATTGATGCCCTCGTAGGTATGGCTGCACAAGTCCGAAATGACACTACTGTAGTCCCAGTCAGTGAGGTTGACGAACCTTTCAGTGAACTGATGGCTGGGGTCCTTTCCCACTATCGCAGGAATATGAAGCAGACTCGGCTCGAACTCGACTGCTTTGAGCACACAGTAAAAAGTGGCCGGAGTTATATGTACTTCTATGTTGACACAAGTAATCCATTCAAACCAAAGATTTGCGCAAAACGCCTTAGGGGTTACAATTGTTTTCCTGACCCGATGTCCAGTGAATACGACATGAGTGACGCTCGTTACTTCTTCCTCGACAAATGGATGTCAGAAGATGACTTCAAACGATTCTATCCCTCTTTCGACATTAACCAGCTTCAATCATTTAGCTATGGTTACAGCAATCCATACGGCGAAGCTTATAACGATCTACCAAGGTTCTTCAATGAGGCAAGAGACCTTTATCGAATTGTTGAGGGGTGGTATTACAAGTACATGCAAGTCATGTACTTTGTCAATCCAATGTCAGGAAAGGTCGAAGATCTTATGCCTGAGCAGTTTGCTGAGTTCCTTTCGACACTGGATAAATTCAATCAACAAGGGGGCGTACCTACTGCGAATGGATTAGTCAAGATTGATCCCAACGGGATCAAAGGGGAACTTGGCTGGAAGAAAGTCCCGCACTACATGATCTTCAGTGGAACTTATGTCTTTGAACAAGGCCCCAGCCAACTCAAGTGGCCCTCATTCCCAGTCATCCAATACGGCGCCTACAGGAATGAAGATAGCAATGCCTGGTTCGGCGCTGTCACTATGATGAAAGATCCTCAGCGAGCTATCAACACTATGATGCGTCAGTTGCAGCACCTACTTCAGACCCTCCCGAAGGGAATCCTTGCTCACGAAGTAGGAGCTATTCTCAATATCGAGGAATACGAAGAGAGAAGTGCTGATCCTAGTTTCCATATGGAGATTGCGAAGGGCCAAATTACTGCTTACAAATTTGAGAAGCAACCTCCTATCTCCCCTGTCTACGAACGATTCTATGACATGGCCGGAGCTGCGCTTAAGAACACTGGCGGTGTTCAGGATGCGTTGCTTGGGATTCAAACGAGCTCCCGAGAGCCGGGTGTTACGCAAAGACAGCATCATGAAACCAACGTTGCTGTTTTGTATATCCTTTACTCGAACTTCCATGAAAGTAGACACAATGGCACTCATCTTTTACTTAGCCTAATTCAGCAATTCTGCCAGATGCCTGAGGTCATTCGTATCGAAGGCGAGAAGGGTATGGAACTTCTCAAAGTTAACACCCAACTTAACCGCCAACTCCAGGGATTCAACGACGTTAGTGCAATGGAGTTTGATCTTGCTGTTGAGGATACTGCTGAGACAGCAACAATGAGAATGACTATTGCAGCCTTACTACAAGAGTACAATCACAATAATCCTGAGTCTATCCCTCCTGATATTCTTCTTGAATACGCTGATGTCCCATTCTCAGTCAAGCAAAGAGTAAAAGAAAACTGGGAACAGCAACAGCAAATCAAGATGCAGCAAGCCCAGGAAAATGCTAAAAAGCTTGAGCTTGAGAGGGACAAGGCAGAAGCAGAAGTAGAACTTAAGTGGGCTGAGATTGACTTGAAGAGGCAGGAACTTGCCCTGAAGCAACTTGAAATTGAAACAACTCATCATGTTCAACATGAGAGTAATACAATAAAAATGAAGTCTGCACAAAATTTTGACAAGAAAGAAAAGGAGGGAGAAGGGAGTAAGATGGCTAATCCGAAGAAATCTGGGAGACAACAACTAAGACGAGTTAAATAACCGAGTAGGTCAACCGTTGACCGTCCTCACTGATGAAAGGATAACAGATGGGAGCACCTCAACTAGAGAGTCCGGATGCCGTTATTGATGATCTTGCAGAGGGTCTGGATGCCTCTGACATAGTACCTGAAGGTGACAAAGGAAAAGAAGGAGAGCCAGCAGCTTCTCCTGACGCTGGGGCCACCTCCTCTCCTGCAGATAAGGAGGGGCTGCAGGCTCAACCAGTAGTTGACGACCGGGCAGAAATGCTTCAACTCCTTCGGGAAATGAGGCAACAAAATGCCCTTTCAAATGCTCGTGCTATAAGACTTGAAAAGGAACTTCAGCAACTACGTGGAACCAGACGTGCATCACCAAAATCAGAGTCTGATGAAGATCCTCTGGCTGCCCTTGATAAGGGGGGCAGAGAGCTATCTTCTGAAAAAGAAGTTGAACCAATTCCACTGGAAGAAGTTGAGCAGTTGCATCAGGAACTAAGGGAAATCGGCAATCAACGTGGAGATGCGCTTTCAATCCTTGCAGAGACAATGAGTTTCGCTCCTGAGTATAAGGACCTTAGAGACATCTGCAGTACCGCAAATCTTAGCAACTTGATTGACGGAATGGCAGATGCTATGGTCGCTGAACGGGGAGGAACTCGTGACACAGCTGCTTTGCAAATTGAAGCTGCAATATGGAAACTGCCTAATCCATACAAGTGGATGTACGGCAAGATCAAAGAAATGCAGGATGCAGCAAGTAAAGCCGGTCCTGCTAAGCCTGGGGAAGGAAAAGAACCTGCTCCCGCTGGAAAAGGCAGGGAGCCCACTCCCCAAAAGGCTAACCCCACAATAGCTGATAAGCCGGGATCTGACGCTGGAAGCTCCGGATGGACTGCACAAAAACTTGACGAACTGTCGGAGGAAGAACTCATCAAAGTACCTAGTGATATCCGCCAACTTTGGTTGGCAGGAGACTTGAAATAGGAGTAGACTATGGCAATGACACCGAAGACTCAATTTCTTAGTAATGACCCACTAACCAGGAAGAAATGGGCAAAAGAACTCTTTGCCATCATTCTCCCGGCTGTGGAGTTCAATGATCTCGTTGGAACGGGGTCAGATAGTATCGTCCAAATCCGGACTGAACTCGGCAAGGGTGAAGGTGACACAATTACCTTCGGAATCCGCCTCCCGCTCACCGCAGACGGCGTTGTCGGAGATGACCCTGTTGAAGGAACAGAAGAGAAGTTGATCTTCCGCAACTTCAATATGACCATCGAAGAGTTGAACAAGGCAGTCGATACTGGCGGTAAAATGGAAGAGCAACGTGTTCCATATAACTTGCTCCAGGAAGGAAAGGATGGCTTGCAAGAATGGTGGGTAGCCAAGCTCAGTGATTTGGTCATAAATACACTGGCTGGAAACAGCACCTTCCTTCTGTCTGGAAAGACGTTTGCGCAGTCAATCACTGATCCTGACGTAAGCCACTTCCTGGCTCCTGGCCTATCTGACACGACCATTGCTGGTCAGTCAGTAGCAACCAGCGAAGCGTCCTTGGACGCCAGCGCAACAATGGACCTTACCTTCTTGGATCGTATGAAGCAGGTGGCAGAAATGCCGCGGGCTGGGTGTTTCAAACTTCGTCCAATCAACAAGAATGGCCGGCGATACTATAGAGTAATCCTCCACACCTTTGTGTTCGACCAGCTTCGGGAGAACACCAACGTAGGTCAGTGGGGCGACTTACTTCGTAGTGCGAACAAACTTCAGATGCCCAACGTGGAACTGGAGTACAACGGCCTTCTGGTTTCCAAATCGGAGAGGATTCCCATGATGATCTCAGTCGGTAACGGCGGGATCTACCGCAACATGCTCCTTGGTGCTCAGGCAGCTTGTTGGGCCTGGGGCGGCGCCGGAGAGTCGAAGTCGTCAGTAATGAGTTTTGTTCCTTATATGAAAGATGCCAACCGCTTTATGATGGTTCGCGGAGGCGGAATTTTTGGGGTCAAGAAAACCAACTTCACTAACGGCGACTATGGAGTTATTGTGTCAAGTACTTACGGTGAACGAATCAGTTAATAACAAGGAGGTGTGACATGGCAAAAGGCGGAAAAAGTGGAGGCGGAGGTCGTAAGGTCTCCTCCAAAGGTGGTAAGCAAATTGGTGGAAAGGCCGATGCGGGCGGGAAGGGAAGTGGTCCCAAAATTACTCATGGAATGAACCCAGGCCGGCCGCACGGGAAGTAGATAACTCAAAAGGGAGCTTTTACTATGGCAACATCTACTTACAAGTTAAGCAACAGATCCGCCGATAACTTAAGAGTATATCGGAGTGGGGAACTTGCGGCTCCTGCAGACGGTCAATATAATCTGATAAGGATTCCGCGGTATGCTGTACTTACTGGAGTTTTTGTAAGTATCAGCACTGTATTTGCTGCAAACGGTACTGGTATTGCAACATTCACAGTACCTGGAACAGATGGCACTGGTTATACCACAGGAACTGGTCGTGTGCTAACAGGCGGTACTGGCACCGGAGCTAAGGCTAATATAACAGCTATTGGGGGTGCTATTACAGCTGCAGCTGTTAATTCTGCCGGATTAAATTATACAGTAGGCGATGTGCTTACTGTTGTTCAAACTGGCGGAGCTAATGGCACACTGGTAGTTGCTACACTTGCAACCACAGCCCTTGCAACGGTAACAATTGGTTTCGCTGGGAATGGGCTTACTGCAGTAAATGACTACTTCTTCAATGCTGCTAGTGCACTTGCTCTTAACCTTGGTATGTTTTCAAGCAGTAAGTCCATATACTTCAGCAATAGTGCTGGATATATAACTGCTACTGTTGCTGGGCTTGGCTGGGCCGCAGGAAGCTTTATGGTGTTTGCAGACTACACCATCATTCATTAAGGAGTGCGGAATGGCAACAAATATATTCAGTAACAGATCCGCTGACAACTTCAGAATGTTCAGAAGCGGAGAAATTGCGGCTCCTACTGATGGTCAGTATAACATCATAAAGATTCCGCGATTTGCTCTCGTCAAAGGTGCAAAGGTATGGGTGACGACTGCGTGTAGCGATGCTGCCGCCTCAATTACCATAGGCTTTGTGGGGAATGCAACGACTGCAGTAGCTACTCAGTTCGCAAACATTACATCTGGGCTGAGTGCAACAGCGCCATTCATGGTTTCAGGTAGTGGGGCATACTGGTTTCAGTCTGCCCCTGGTTACATTACAGTGACCACACTGAAAAACAGTGGAACCTTCGGAACCTTTATCGTATTTATTGACTTTACCATAATTCATTAAGGAGTGCGGAATGGCAACAACTTCAAGAACGATTCAAGAATATCGCAACCCAGCTCTGCGAACTAGCATGCCCCCTGGTAACCTTGGTTATCAGTGGATTTCGTCCAGGGTTGTAGATGCTAGTAACTATGCCGACGTCTTGACAATGATCCCCCAGCCGGTTAATCTCAACAGCCTTGGGTGCCTGCTTTTCAGCTTCCCCTTTGCCTATACTTGGTATGTAGATCAAGTATGTTGTGAGGTAATTACTGCGTTCAGCGCAGGTACTACAATCAGTATTGGTGCTGGGACTATTGCCACTGATCTCATTACCACTGGTGGCGTCATCACTATGAATAGCACCAGCACTGAGATTGTCTACATGCCGCCGGCTGATATCACGGCAACAACAGCTGCGTTGTACTCCCCACTTACAGCTAACTCCAGTGCCTGGCTCGCAGCTAAAGTAGCTGCCAGCTCCGTATACCCGTACACAATTACTGGAGTAAACTACTACCCAGGCGCTGTCGAAACAGTTCCGGTTGTTTATGCCTTCATCTACAACGCTAACGCCGCTCTTCCTATTGTTGGCAAGATGCGTGTTCACATGCTGTTGACCGTAATCCCTGCACTGAACGCAGCCGTGAGTCCTCCGGACAATTTTTAGGTTTACTGTGGAGGCAACTTGGAAGAACTAAAACCTACTAACAGATGGATTGTCAACGGCTTTGACATTACGGACTACGCACCTCCCCCGCATGGGGAGGAGGTAGCAAAGCAGACTGCGTTCATTCAGGACTACTTTGAGTCCAGAGGTCCTACCCTACTCGACACCTTTATGCGAGTACGGGCACCCGGAACTCCTCTGACTTCTGCGATGCTATTGCAGGCATGTAATGAATGGGGTCTTGACAAACCTGGTCTGTACCTTATGATGGCCTTGATGCAATTTGACTCGATGTATGGAACTTTAGGAGAAGGGGCCAGACTCCATAATCCAGGTAACATAGGAGACGATGACTTAGGTAATACTGTTGACTATGTTACCTGGCAAAATGGGGTTAATGCAGTGGCTGAATGGTTGCACAGACATCGTGTTATTATGGAGTAGGTCAACGGTTGACCCGGTCCACTGATTCGACGGAGACACCAGATGAATTTAGGTGAGATTAGGCAGGAAGTCCAACTCTTGGCACCACAACCAGACTTCGATGATGACAAGTATAATGAGTACATCAATGAAGCTGTGCTTGACGTCGCCGATGAGATCATTATACCTGATCTCAAGAGGATTGATTCTGTACGAACTGATCCATTGGGGGTGAATCAGTATGTTACAGTAACAACGCTTTCGGGGGGATTTGGTGGAGTTCTCCGTCGAGTTAGGAACACTACTACAGACCGACCTGTCCATATCTTTGCAAAGTTGGAACAGCTTTTTGACAGATACAGAGAATGGCAAACTGAAATTACTATTCAGAATTCTCCTGGCAACTTCACTACAACAGTTACTCCCATGCACGGAGATGTTGAGGAAGTTGCACTTGAGGGATATACCCTTTGGTATATGAAAGTACCGGATGGGGTTAATCAGCCTCAGCAAACTTTACTGCTCCTTTATACATCTAATCCGCCACCACTAGTCTTAGATAGTGATGAGCCTATCTATCCTTCTAACTTACAACGTCGGTTACTCGTCAATGGAGCTGCTTGGAAGATTTGGGATACGATTGAAACTGACATCGAACAGCCTAAAGTGCAGACTGCAGCAAATAGGTTAATGTACGAAGACGGAATTACTAAGTACCGAGAACATATTGCCCGACGAACAAGGCATGTTATTACCAGTTGCTGGAGATATTAGCAATGCTTTATCCATTAATGACTGGATCAATCGGGCTTAATAACAAAGTTGATAAGCCCAACTTGCTTTATCAAGAAGGAATTATTGAATTAGCCTATGCTATGAACTGTGATGTAGAAGTCCCCTTCAGAGTTTGCAGCAGAAAGGGATATACTCGACAATCTTCCCTTCCTGATTGTCACAGTTTCTATTACTCAGGCGTGGGAATCTATGCCTACTTTGTAAGTGGGAATGGACTCTTTCGTATGGATGATAGTAATAATGTTCAGCAACTTGCAGTTGTCACTCCAAAGGCTAGAATGTGGTGGACACTTTGTGGGGATGCAGTATTTTATGCCAACGGCTTTGGGGATCAGGGAGCTATTGTTAATGGAGCCTTGGTATCTTGGGCACGTCCAGGTGGGCAGCCTAGACCTCCTGACTATCCTCCTAGCAATAGGGAATGGGATGATCCTCCCGTTGGGAAGTATCTTGCTACTTACAATGGCAGAGTTCTTATTGCTCAAGGCAAGAGTGTTTATGCAAGCGAGCCTTGGTGGTATTCATACTTCGATCTTGACAGTAATAGATTTCCTTTTTCATCCCCTGTTAATATGATAGCAGGGGTGACTGGTGGAGTCTATATGGGTAGTCAAGAGGAAGTAGTGTGGTGTCCCGAGAAAAGGGTACATGAAGGTATTGATACATTGCAGCTGGATAACATTTCACTTCCAAATGAGTATGCTCCTGTTATCGAGGGGACAGTTACTCCATGTGACGGAAGTTTGATTTCAGAGCAATTCCACGGAAAAGGGATTCTGTGGGTTTCTAAGCATCAGGTATGCTATGCTGGCCCTGGTGGTCATTACTTCGATTTATCGTCAAAGCGACTTGTTCTTCCTAAGGAAGTTACACAAGGATCTGGATTTGTCTACAAGAATAAATTCTACTTTAACTTGTGGTAAAGGAGAAGGAAATGGCAAATGGAACACTGTACTACAGCACCTGTCTGAGGAACATCTTTCTTGGCAGCTCTGTCAGAGAACCCGTTGCGGAGTTGGGAACAACTCTTTCCTACGTAAAAGGATCTCCGGATACAATCACCGACAGTGGAAATGGCTTCATTACAGCCGGCTTTGCTCCTGGAATGTTTGTATTCACTTATAATGCTACCACAGCAGGAAATGATATATCAGCAGTGGAGATCGTAAGTGTTGCTGCAGGAACCCTAACCCTTTCTACAACCAATGCCTTGGCAGGAAGCGAAGCATTTCCTGCTACTGGACTTGTTGTCGGTGTTGCCCTTTCAAACCTTATGGGAGCGCTCCTTGGTGGAGTAATTGATATCTTCACTGTTGGTAGTGGCATCCCAGCTAGTGCCGATGAAGCAGTTACGGGATCACTGATTTGTAGAATTACTGTAGGTAGCGGGGCCTGGGCTGCTGGAGCTTTTGCAAATGGTCTTGTCCTTTCTCCCGCATCCGCCGGCTCAATTTCCAAAAACAGTGATGCATGGAGTGGCCTCGGACTGATCAACCCCAGTGGTGTAATGAGCTTCTTCCGATGGAAGGGGAATGCTGCTGATGGCGACGCAGCTGATTCAACCTTCGTTCTTCCTCGTATCCAAGGAACAGTAGGTGTTGGTTCTACTTATGATCTGAATGTAAGTAGTTCAGTATTGCTCTACAATGCCACACTGACTATTGACACTGCAACTTTTACGCCGGCTGCTGTAATCTAGTTTGAGGGAACCGGGTCAACCGTTGACCCACTCGGGATAAAGGATTGCTGAATGTCCTTCCTACAAGGAGCCAGCACATACGATAGTGATGGCACTAGCTCACTGGCTTTCCCAAGTAATGTAGCTGCTAACAGTCTTTTGTTGGTTGTAGTTACAGCTAACTATGGAACTGATGATGCAGCTACTGCTGTTAGTGACACACTTGGGAATAGTTATACCAAGATAGGGTCGTCTATACGTGGGACTAATAGCTACTATGTTGATGTATGGTATGCTGTTAATGCCTTTGGTGCTGGGGCTAACACAGTAAATGTTACTTATGATCCGAGTGCGTATCATAGTGGCTTCTTGATTGAGGAGTATGATGGGCCACTGGCCCCGGATGGTTATACTGGGCAGGCTCAGTATAGTGTGTATGGTACTGACGCAGCAACCTCTGGGGATTTCACTCCTACTCAAGATGGCGATTTAATTTGGGCGGTTACTTTCGCGAGTACTCCATCTGGTGGAGCTATTTCTGCTGGGACTGGATTTACTTTAGCACAAGACCCCAGTGGTTGGTTCGGGAGTTATGGCGCCGGAGAGCCGTGGATTAGGACGGAGTATTTAACACAGGAAAGTGCTGCAAGTATTGCTGGGACATTTAGTACATCTCTTACAACACTTGGAATGGTTACTATTGCTGTTGCATTCTCGCCTCCTCCTCCCCCATCTCCTCCATCTATGGGATTTCCAGTTCCTGATATTAGTATGACAGGAGAGATGGATGAGGTAATTAGTAATATAACAGGAGATGCTAATCTTAGTACTCCTCTTCCAGGACTTAATATTACCAGGAACAGCGGTAGTAACTTCTCTGGCAGTACTCCAATTCCTATTGCTTTTCTACTGTCTGGTGGTGGAAACAGGTATTTCCCATTTGGGGCCAACTTGCCCCGGCTCAAAATGACTGGTCATATTTCTGAGGTTCCTGTTGAATCAGAGTACGGTATTCCACTTCCTGAGTTAGAGATGCATGGAATTACTGGGGTAGGTGGTAGTATGGATCTTGAAGTTCCGCTTCCTATTACTAACCTTGATGCCCCAGATGTGCATGGCAGTATAAATTTGACACTCCCTATTCCTTATTTCAAGAATATTGTAGAATCACTAGGAGTTTGTTACAATCCAAGGTTTGAGATATGCCAAAAGTCTTATAGGGAAATGTATCTTGATACCCCTCTTCCAAGTTTGAAAATACATGGACTTGTAGGGGTTATGGGGAGTATGAATCTGAGCATATCACTTCCGATGTTTGAAAGTGAGACTTAATGATATCTTTCAGAATAAATCTTGAGGCTAAAGGACACCCAGCTACGATGTACAATAACTGGGACTTTAACTCCTTCGGAGTATTTGCAGGGAAGGTTTGGGGGCTGAAGAGTGACGGAGTTTATACTCTTTTCGATAGTGACTTTGATAACAATGCTGCAATTCCTGCTTGCTTTGAGCTTTATACTTGCTTTGGTGACTATAAGATTAAGAAGATAAGATCACTCAAATTGCAGTATGGGGCAAGCGGGGATTTAGTAGTTTACACTGAAGCTGATGATGGCAGTCCTAGGCAATATCATGTAATGGCGTTGGCTAAGTGTAAGCATAAAACAAACGAAGTTATTATTGGCAAGAGTGTAGAAGGAACATACTGGTTGTTTGGTGTGGAGAACGTTGACGGTGAAAGCTTTAGCTTTGATAAGATATATACTGCTGCTGTTGTTACTCGTACTAGGTGGTAGGTGGGAGTCAGTAATGGCAAGTAGTAATTATCAATTCTTTAACTTCTGGATTGAAGATCCTATGAGGGATGTACTTCTCCCGACCAAAGTTACAGTAGTTGGCGGGGATAGTGATTCTACTAACCAAAATCTAAAGCAAGTATACCCCTTTGTAAGAAATGTCAGGGGTATGAACTTGATGGACTTGGAGCACTTCCAGTATCATAGTGAACTTCCTGATGGAACTGTTTTTTCTTACAAGAAAGTAGCTGGGATAGAATCAGTACTGATAGAATTTCCTGGTATTCCAACCCAAGTACAGAAGAAGGAATTGGAAGTTGTAAATATCATTCCTGCGTTTGAAGTAGTAGACTCAAACGGAAATTTTATTGGTCTGGTTCTTTGTCTTTCAGGAACATGGGCTCCTCCTTATCAGCTTGTCTTAGTAAAAGTACAAAATCTTAATCCATTTGGGTATGAGAATTGGGCTGCTGGGGGACCTACGCAAAGCCCCACGGATAAGGGCCTTAGTTGGAGCGGTGACACTAGGCCTTTTGAGGGAGACCTGCCTCTTAAAGTATTTTATACTGATACCATACATGGGCAACTTATAGACTTACCTGCTCGGGGTGAGAGCGTCCCGCAGCTGACTTTAGATACAAACATTAATACAACAAGTGGTGGATGGCAAGGCAGTGCAGCAACTTTTGATAGTGGGGTAAGTCATGGAGTATGGGCACAGCGACCATACACTTATGCTTATGAACGCAGTTATAGTGGTAGGCTAGTAGCTGGTGGCAATGTACTTAAAAACTATTATTTTACTGATATCCGGCAAGGTGGTGGATATGCAGAGGTATGGGACGGAGTTGATGGTGGCAGAGCAATCGCGGTCTTGAACGCACGTCCGGCTCCTACAAGTCCTAGCGTTGACGGACAAGATAGCTGGACGGTTAAGTATAGTGCAGACACCCTTAATACAGTGTTATCAATACCCGGCGGGTATCCTGGGGGGACCATTACAGCTAAGAACCAAAGCGGAACTTTTTGGGGAGATATTACCATCAGCCCGATAAATGTGACAGCAGGTAGTAAACTTGATCCCAATGCAAATAAAGGAGATGGTGGATTAGTACCTATTGGTGACTGGACTACTATGAATGCCTATTTATATGGTACACTGCCCCAGCATATTCAAGAACAAATTAATGTCTCAGGTAACCTATTTACCATTACTCCTCTTAGCCTTTACAATAATACATTTGAGAATCCAATAATAGTCTATCCTCGTTATTATGATAATAACGAATTTCTTATTTCAATTCAAAGAGGAAAACAAAAAGCTCCTCCTGTTGGTGCTGATGTAGCTATAACTCCAACTAAGTGGCAGTATGGCATTTATCGCCCAGGAGCAGGTGGTGGTTGGACATTCCCAACTGAGTTTCCAGTAGTAGTAACTGATCCAAGCAGTCCTGTATTTGGAGCTCACACAATTCCCAATATTCAGTATGAAGATAATTCAGTATATTGTCTAGGAACCTTTAGATTAGTGCAAGCTAAGCTAGTAATTAATTAAACTAGGAGAAATAATATGATTTCGGTTCCCCAGATTACCTCCCCGGCATTGGTAACTGACAATGTTACCTTGCAGACAGTGGAAGATCGCTTCGGGCTTTCTACTTCTCTTGCTGAGTCACTAATTGCACAAGCAGAAGCGAGCCTACTAACTCTCGTGCAAGAGAACTTGTCTTCAATAGAGAGTATTTCTACTATCTTTCAGTACTGGCTGCAAAATCCACTGTTTGTGTATAACAAAGCTGCTAATCCACTACTAAATATTCAGATTGCTGCTGATATGGCTCCGCCAGTTATTGACCCAATTACGATGCCGAGTTTTCCTTCGATTCCTGAGTATGTAGATACTTTAGGTCAGTATACATCAACTGAATTAGCAGCAACCT